GTCCGTCAGGAACGAAGTCACGGTGAGGTTGCCGGTGTTGGCGCCTCCGCCGATGTTCAGACCGTGACCGTTGTTCCAGAGAGCCTGGCAGCCCTCCATGGTCAGACCGCCGAATGGCCCCATGAACCAGCCGTCGAGGCCGTTCGAGGATGCGATGCAGTTCCGGATGAAACCGTCGGTCATCGACATGCTGAAACCGTAGCCGGCGTTGCTGTAGCAGACGACCGAGTCCATCCACCAGTCGTGAGGCGCCTTGGTGCCCGTGCCGATGTTGGTGTGGATGCCGTTGTGCGTCATACTCTTGATGGTCACCCGAGCAAGCTGGACGTCCATCACCTCGCCCTGGGCGTGGATCCCGGACACGCTGCCGGCGGGCAGAGAAGACCCGTCGAGCTCGATGTCGGAGATCCGCATGAAGCCCTCGTTGAGGCCGTTCCCGGTGATGTCCGCACCGAGCATGCTGATCAGGGACTCACCGGAGAATGAACTAAGCGCCTTGATCGAGCAGATCGGGGACGGGAACCGGAAGGGCCAGTACGAAGCGCCGCTTCCTTCCAGCTGGACGCCCGACTTCATCTGGATGGGAGCACTGATCGCGTAGTTCCCGAATGGGATCTTGACCTTCTTGACGCCTCCGGCAGCCGCGGCTGCGATGGCAGCGTTGATGGCCGTGATATCGTCGGTGGTTCCGTTACCGACAGCTCCGTACGCCGGGTCCTTGACGTTGAGGTACGCCTCGCCGCGCTTGATCGCAATGGCGGGAACCTGCGAGTCGGGGACCACACCGGACACCAGATCGGCCTTGACAGCCAGAGCCGAGGTGAGCGTGGTGGCCAGCGACGAAGTCGTAACCGCATCCGTCGGCAACTGGGCATCGGGAAGCCTGCCGGACACCAAGTCGGCCTTGAGCGCGAGGTTCCCGGTGACTGCGTCGAACGCTGTTTGGATCGCGGCGGCGGTCCAGCTTGTGATGGTAGCCATGACTTCTCCTTTCTATGTGCCAGTTGCGGCGGTGAAGGTGTTTGCGTCCACGTAGTTGACGGTGTCCCAGGTGAGTTGGAATATGCTGTCGTCGAGCATGAACATCGCGTAGGAAGGAGCAACCGCGGTGTACGTTCCGTCGCCGTTGTCGGTGATGGTCAGCGCGTTCGCAGTGTCGTACAGCTCGACGAGTTCTGTGTACGACGGGAGACGCGGCGGATATGTGTCGGTGCCGTAGAGGATCTCTTCGATACCGGCGAGAGTGGCGGGGTCCACGAACCTGGAGTCGAGGATGATGTGCGCACTCTGCTTGTAACCGTCGATGACTGGCGGAAGAGCCGTCACCTTCCACATGAACTCGAGCACCTGGACCGAGTCGTTGTGTGTCTTGTGTCCGCGGGTCGTCGGTGCCGCGTAGGCTCCGTAGACGATGTTGATCTTGTAGCCGTCGTCGGACAGATCGTTTCCGATCGTGTTCCGATAGGACAGGCCGAACGACTTCCGCTGCTGGCCGGTCACGAACATCCCGGGACGAGGTTCGGCAGAGCCGTCACAGGCCTCGAACTCGTCGGGGTACGTGAGGGCGGTCAGCGTTGCCTCGTACTCTTCAACCCTCGACCGGTTCGAGAACTTCACGCCGTCGACGTAGAAAGGCTTCGCGTCTCCGCCCAGTGGGGCTTTGGTTATGGACGTGAGACCGTTCCATGGAACGCCGGGGCTGCCGTCGACGTACAGGACGCCTCGGTCGATGCCCGTCTCGTAATACCGCTTGCCCGGGGCATCCCAGACGATCATCGTCATGTTACGATCCTCCTCTCATCCCGTAGTCCCCATCTCGGCCCTTCGCTTCTTGTTCAGTTCACGCTGACGGGCCGCGAGGTCAGAGCGACTCATCTCCTTGGGCGGAGAGTTCTTCTGATTGCAGACCCGGACGAGCGTGAGTAGACGGTTCAGATGCCAGTGCTGACACTCGAAGGGGATGTTCAGCGCGACCATCCAGTAGTAGATGATCTCCGCCGTGATGATCTCACGGTTGGCTTCCGGTGTCGTCTCGGCGAACCAGGTTGCCGTCATCTTCGCGTTGATGTAGTCGTTGATCGACTTGACGTTCTCCTCGGACAGGTGGGTGTAAACCTCCGGGGGAACATCGGGCGTGACCGTCATGGCCACGACGTACCAAAGAACTTCTTCGGCAGTCTTCTCTTCTGTGTTCAGGAACGGCTTCTCATGGAATGACTCCCATTTTGACAAGGAGACCAGAGAGTGCTCGAGATCGAGCGTGAACGATGCGGAGACGACGAACGTGGACGTGGCTTCGTCGTAGCCTTCAGACATCGGTACCTCGATGATGAGCACTCTCTGGTCCTCTCAGGCCGGCCTAGACGTAGGTGAACAGCCAGTCGTTGTCAGTCACGGCCGGGAACTTGTAGCCGACGTTCGGCTCGGCGACCACGACGGTGTCGGTCGTGATGGTGACCGTGCTGGTGGTGACCGCGACGCCGCCGATGTAGTAGGTGATGCCGGTGACGGTCGGGATGGTGATGACGTGCGTGGTGCTGTTGTAGGTCGGGGCGACCGGCGTGACCGTGGTGATCGTGCCGGCGAACAGACCCAGAACGGCGGCCGGCGACGGAAGGGACGGGTTGGTGCCGTCGGTGCCGTACAGGAACGCCTCGAGCGCGGCCAGGGCGGTGGGGTCGACCCGGGAGGCGTCGATCGTCAGCGTGGACACGTTCTTGTAACCGGTGAGCGCGACGGGAGTCGTGGTGAGCGACCAGACGAGCGCGATGGCGGCCGGGTTGTCGTTGATGGTCGCGTAGTCGCGCTGCGACGGCGCCGCCAGAGCGTTGTAGACCACGTGGATCTTGTAGCCGTACTCGGTGCCGGCCAGGTCGTTGCCCAGCTCGGTCCGGTAGGACAGGCCGAAGGACTTGCGCGGCTGCTGGTTGACCATGACACCGGGCTCGGGCTCGAGGGAGCCGTCGCACGCGGAGAACGCATCCGGGTAGGTGAAGGCCTCGATGTCGGCGTCGAAGCGCTCGGTGGAGACCAGGTTGAGGTAGATCGAGTTGTCGGCGTACTGCGCGGTGGCCGCGGCGCCAGTCGGCTTCTCGGTGATCTTGGTCAGGCCGTTCCAGGCGTAACCGTTGGTGTAGTTGCCGGAGCCGTCCGGCAGGTACAGAACGCCCTTCGACACGCCGGTCTCGTAGAGACGCTGACCGACACTGTCCCATGCAAGCTTCATGTGTTACTCCCTCAGTAGTACAGGTTGAAGACGTCGTGATTGAGGTTGTCAGCCACGAAGAACCGATTGTAGAGACACATCGGCAGATCAGCGATCTTGTCCCGAGCCAAACCATCCGGATTCGGATCGATCACTGTCACCTGGTAACACGTGGTGTGATGCCAGACGTTGTTGTCAGCGAACTTGCTGACCATTCGGTACCGCTGGTACACGATGCAGGGGTACTGCATCTGGACGCTGGCCGGAGGCTGGAAATATACGTTCGCACTTCCCAGCGTCTCCTCAAGAAGCGTCTGAAGATCAAGCCTTTGGCCCACTGTAGACACCTCCCAGCGTCAGGAGAAGGCGGGGGCTCTGCACCTCGACGTCAGTGACGTCCCACAGAGCCCCCTGCCACTCCACATAACGCATGGCAAAGATGTGTTCGTTGGCGTAGGCATCCGCGACGATGGATATGGAGTTGTTGACAGTCAGATCGTCGTTGACTTTCTGAGCATCACGGTACTGGCGTGTGTTCCGAACAACGTCACCGTAATATGCGATCTCGGTGATCTGATCGTCCCACACGCCAGGAGCGGTCTCCACAGTCTCGCCGTAACCGACCTTTCCGTAGAACCGTTTCGTTGCCATGACGTCCTATCAGGAGGTGCTGGTCGACGACCCGATCTCGAAGTGCCACTCGACCGCGAGGCCGTTGGAGACCTCGAAGTAGTAGCCGGAGGCCGGGACGGCCACGACGTTGAGCGACTGCCCCGCGGTGAGGGCGGTCTGCGCGCCGGCGGTCAGGGTGGCGTTGGTGTCGCTGTTCTTGTAGACGACGCCGGTGACGGCCGGGATGGTGACAACGCCGGTGGCCTTGACCAGGGTCGGGTTGGTCGGGAGCGCGACGACGTTGGTGCCGGCGGTCAGCCAGACAACCAGGGCGGACTTCGGCCGGGTGAGCGCACCGGAGATGCGCGTCTCGGCCAAGTACTTGTACTGGTTGTAGTCGATATCGAAAAAGTCGAACAGACTGACCTCTCCGCCGCGGTTGGCACCGACGTTGTAGTCGGCCAGGTTGACGACGATCCCGAGGAGGTTGGTGGTCGACTCCATGACCTCGACGGGGATGATGTCGGACACCATCATGGCCGCGGCCAGGTCGGCCTTGTTCTGGTACAGACGCCGGCCCAGCGTGTCCTTGATCAGGAGCATGTTGGTGAGGGTCGCCCACGTGGTGAAGAAGGTGGGGGTGCCGGAGCCCTTGTACCAACGGCGAGCCCGGATGATGGCCTCGACGGCCTCCTGGTAGGAGGAGTTCGAGTCCGCGAGGTTGACGTTCACGTCGGTCTTGTAGAGCTCGTGCTCGTTGACGATCGAGCGCAGGCCGGCGCCGGAGGAAGCCGCGGCGGGGTCGGCGATCTTGTCGGGGTCGGCGATGTCGCGGCCGTCGCTGACGAGGATCGCGCGGGCGATTTCCTCACGCAGCATCAGGGACATCTCGCCCTTCATCCACGCCACGACGTCGAAGTCGGTGATGTCGATGATGTCGTCGCGGTCGAGCTTCTGCTTCTTGTAGATCGTGGTGGCGGAGGTGGTACGCCGGGTGACCGTGAACCACTCCTCCTTCTTGTAGTTCCCCTTGATGTAACCCATGGCGCGGGCTTCGTCCTGGGTGATGTCGGCCACGATCGACCGGACGTTGGAGAACGGGGTCTTGCTGGTGCCGTCCAGGACGCCCTGGACCCACTCCATCCGCCGCGACAGGAACTGCGGCGAGGCGTCGAGGTTCTGGTAGTTCGGGAACAGGATGTCGATCGGCTCGATGCCGTGCTTGATGGCGAAGGCGTCGACGGCCTCCTTCAGCGAACCGATCTTCATGGCGTCGGCGAAGATGCCCTGCTTGTCGGCGTGGGTGAGGACACGTCGCTTGTCCTGGACCGCGACTTCCTGGGACTGGTCGAACACGTTGCGCGACATCTTGTCGGCTCCTTCCTGGTGGCTGAGGTCGCCCTCGCCGGCGGGGTTGCTGTCGGTGGTGCTGTCGGCGTGAGCTGCGTCGGCCTTGTCGGCCTCGACACCCACCTCAGCGTCGTTGTCGCCGTCTCCGTCGGGGTCCTGAGCGGCTTCCACGGCGGTGGTGACGATGTAGTTGACGACGCTCTTCTGCTCGTCCGTCAGGGAGTCGTAGACGTCCTGGACGGTCGGCTCAGACGGCTCATCGACACCGGAAGGATCGCTGGAACTGCCGGTGTCGGTGGTGCTGTCTGCGTGGAAGAACTCCATGCCGGTGAAGATGATCGCTTCACCCTCGAGCTCCTCGACGTCGCCGTCGCTGTGGCGAACGTTGACCTGGTCGATGACCGCGCCACGATTCGCGCCGGCCAGAACGAGGCTCGTCTCACGGATGTTCCCGTGCATGACGTTCTTGTTCTGTTCGACGAGGTCGTTCGCGTAGATCGACAGGTGCTTGATGTCGCCGTGCTCGACGAGCTGCTGTGCGTTCTTGCCGGCGTCGGTCGCGTTGAAGAACGCGTCGATGCGGACGCCCTCGGCGCTGTGCTTGAGGATGCCGAAGCCGAGAATGTTGGTCGGGGCGCTGTGGCCGTGCTGCCAGACCAGTGGAACCTGCTTGCCGTCCATGTGCTTGAACGCGTCCGGCATGATGGTTCGACCGTCGGAGCACCTGAGGTTGGCCTTGGTTGCCCAACCACTGAAATCAGGTTCCATTTTGACTGCCCCCTCCTGTCCTTGTTAGTTGTGGGATCTGGCTTGTCGGCTTCTGCCGAATGCTCGGCGGGAAGGGTTGTCGAGGTGGCGGCTGAAGGGGTGTGGGCGTCGGCATGTTGCTGTTCTGCAACTTGTCGGCCTTCGGGTCCTTCGACGGCTTGAAGCCGACTGCCTGACGGATCTCGTTCGAGGTCAGGATCTCGTTGCGGGCGAACATGTCCGCGATCTTGGCAACCTCGCTGAGCGGAACGAGGCCGAACGGGTCCTTGAAGTAGGCGATGGACTGGCCCTGAGACCTGGCGGTCTTGGACAGGAAGGTGCGCTTCATGGCTTCGACGATGGCCTTGAGCACCGGCTCGACGGTCCGAGCGTTGTAGTTGATCATGGTCTTCTCGTCGGCGGTGCCGTTCAAGATCGTCTCGGTGAGACCGAGCTGACTGTAGAGCATCTCCGTGAGATAGGTGACCTGGTCGAGAAGGTTGTTCTCGGCCGGCCGGTTGAGCTGTGTGATCTTCTCGGTTCCATCGGTGTAGGCGATGCCGTACTGGCTGCCCTTGAGCTGGAACTCGATGTCCTTCCGACGCTGTTCAGCCTGAGTCCGGCGGGCCTCAGACTTGATGACGTATGGAAGCTGGATGATCATGTCGAGCTTGCCGGAACTGGAGGCCTCGTCAACGGCGTCCAGCATGTTGAGCTTCCGGATGAGCCGCTGAAGAGTCGAGTTCGGCTCATTCATGACCTGGTAGAGCGGGTTCTCGACGACTGCCACGAGCGTCTTGGGCAGTGTGATCTGTTCTCGGAAACCCTTGTCCTGGTTGTAGAGACTGACGCGGACATGCTCGGGGTACCAGGCCACGATCTCAGCAGCGCGAAGCGTCAGCACGTCGTAGGCGTTGGAGTTGAGCGGGTCGGACGTGGTGTCGACCGGAACGATGGCCACGACGCCCTTGTCGAAGAGCGTCAGAGCGATGTCCTGCCGGAGCTGAGTCGCTGCCTGGTCGATGTTGGCTTCGACGGTGAGGCAGTTGTTCAGACCACTGTTGATGTCCGCGGAGTAACGGCCGTCCTTGTCGTTCCGGATGTGCGCGACCTGAATCGACGCCACGTCAATGCTCAGACGGGTGTAGATCGCCCCAATGATGGAGCGCTCGTTCGACAGGTTGAGCCGAGTCCGGTCAGGACGTACTCCGAAGGTGTATCCAGCAGCGTATCCCTGATTCTGCTGGTAAACCTCGTCCCAGTTCGTGAAGGCGTTCCACGCATGCTTGAGATAGGCACGAATTCCCATGTGTCACCTCCCTTCCTCTATTCGAAGGCTTCCTTGTTGGCTTTGTACGCGACGTAAGCATCCATCAATGCCGAGACGTTGTCGATCTTGGCATCCATGCGCTTCTTCAGAAGTTTACGGTTTCCATTGGTGTCCTCCATAGTGATGGCGTTACCCATCGCGAAGGTCATGAGTGATTCGTCGAACATGAGCAAGCGCTGTTCGCTCAAGTTCTTCAATTCACCCAACGGAACCGATTCCGTCTTCGCGCCCTGAATAACCTTCTCGATGCCGAAGGGGCCGTTCTCCGCTTCCCAGCGAGTCACGAATTCCTTGGCGTTGTACGGGTCGAACCCGAACGATCGGACGTCGTACCTGGATTCCTCGATGTGGGCGTCGAGGTCCTCGTAGACCTCCATCATGTCGAGCACGGTTCCCTCGAGGACGTGGAGACTGCCCTCGGATATGAACTCGTCGTACTTCTGGCGCATTGCACTCGGAAGCTTCATCAACGTGAGCGACGTGATGTAGCTCCGGGTCTTTACGCCAAACCCTTCCCGCAGTGGGAACAGGAATGTGAAGGCACAGAAGTCGTCACCCTGGGAAAGGTCCGCACCCATCGCACAGGGCATTTCCCAGAATTCACGATGGCGGTGAGGCAGGGTTTCCTCGTACGTGAAGAAGTACGTGTAGCCCTCCATTGGAATGCCGAAACGCTTAGCCAGAATATCGTTCCGCGAAGCCGGCGCTTTCTCGGCTCGTTCGACATCGAGCTGATAAGTCTCATAGGTGACGGTCTTTCCGAGGTTCGGATTGGCCTTCAACCACGTCGCCGGATTGTCGACCTCTGTCAGTTCATCGAGCTTGTAATGCCAGATCGAGACGTGGGGCGCTAGGTACTCTCCCTTGAGAATATCCGCGAGCTCCAGCTTTATCGTGTCGCCGCTGCCGTTTCGAACGGTGCCCTCGGAGCTGATGGCCACGATCAGGTAGTCGTCCAGCTTCGAGGCGCCCTGTTCGACCGCTCCGACGATGTCCTCTCGGACGTCTCCGGAAAGCCATTCGTCGATGGTTGAGATCTTCGGGCGAAGACCCTGCAGCTTCATGATGGCCATTGGTCGGACTTCGAGCAACGAGCCCGTGAGGAAGTTCTCGATGCCCTTCTTGGTGGAGGACAGCTTCACCCGGTTCGCCCGGGAGCCGGTGGTGTTCTGCAAAGACCCTTCGGTCAGGAACTTGAACAGAGGACCGCGTGCACGAGTGATGGCAGTCCGGAAAGGCGACATGACCTCGTCGGCTTGCTTCATCGTCGGGGCCGTCGTGATCTGGTGTGTAGTGGACGTGTCGACGTTCAGGAAGTAACTCTGAATGCACTCGGCGTACATCGACTTGGCGGCACCTCGGGCAACGATGAGGTACTGCTTTGTCGTCAAGCGCTTCCTGATCGTCTTGTTGACGTACCGTCCGCCGTGGTTGTTCTCGCTCGGCTCGTAGACGCTTCGTTCGACGAAGTAGTACCAGCCGAAGATCTGTTCGGCCCATACCTTGAACGACGGAAGCAGATGCATGTCGCTGCCGTCGGTGAGCGTGAGCTCGTTCTCGCAGTAGAGGATGAACCCCTCGACCGGTCCGTCGTCGTAGTAGATGTTCGGGTTGGCGATGAGTGCGTCGATGCGGTTCATCTCCAGCGAGATCTCCCGGTTGACGGGTATCTCTCCTCGAACTACCGCGTCACGGAACAGCCCGTAGTACGTTGGCGTCGCCGTGTTCGACAGAGTCATCGTCAGCCCTTCTAGCGGCTGGTGGCGGTCTTGATGACCGTCTTGAGCGCCTTACCCGCGGGACTCGTGGCGAGGCCGTGGATCTCTTGCAGGGTCTTGGCGACCTTGAGCACCTTGCGGACGTGGTCGTGTCCTTTGTCGATCTTCGTGCCGTTCTGGGCCACGAGATTGCGGTGCTGCTGTTCCAGGTTCATCCGGGTGACGACCTGCTGGAGCTGGTGGTTCGAGAGGGCCTTGACGCCGCCTTCCCGAATCACCGACTTGTGGCCCTCGACGGTGACGTGGTCCATCGAAGCCGGATGCGTTGTCGCGGGAGCCGAAGAACCACCCGACTTGCGGACGCCCCACTTCATGCCCTTGACACCGTGGTGGACTAGTACACGCCCCACCAGATCGGCTCCGTCGGCACAGGTGCTGGCGGGTTTGGATCCGTCCATGAATCTCCTTCCCTCACGACGTTGAGTCGCCACTCGAGTTCCTTGATCTGCTTCTCCATCGCGTCTGCGACGAAGGACGTAGTCGGCGGGTCGAAGAGAACCCGGACGCGGAGGTAGACGTAGGTCTTGACCGCGTTGAGACGATTGTCGGTTCCGATGAAGGCGTCCCACGTGGGCGTGGCGTCCTCGATCATGTAACCGTCGGTCGGCCCGATCCCTATCTGGGTGAGAACGGAGAAGACCGTGTTGATGTGCATCAGGACGTCGAGATCGAAAGCCGTGTAGCTCTCGTCAAGCCCGAGGACCTTCTTGACACTTGTGAGGATGCTGTCGGTCACGTGGGACACCTCCTTCGGACTGTGTTACGCCGGCGGTTAGGCCAGCTCGCGGTTGACCTCGGCCTGGACGACGTTGGGGTCGTAGCCGGCGGCCTTGAGACGGGACACTCGGTCCGGACCGTTGCCCCACTTACCGGCGATGACCTCCTTGGCGACCTGGGAGATGGACTCCTTTGGCGGAGTGGAGGCGTGGCCGGCGAGGATGGCGTTCACCGCGGCCTGGACTGCGGCGGGGTCGTAGCCGGCGGCCTTGAGGCGAGCGATGCGGTCGGGACCGTTGCCCCACTTGCCCGCGATGACCTCATGCGCGACGGTCTCGACGGACACGTTGCCACCGGACGGAGGAGTGCCGGTACCGCCGCCCTTGTAGGCGTCGTAGGCGGCCTGGACTCGGAGCAGGATCGCGTTCCACTGGTTCATGACGTACGGCCCGGGGCAGTCGGTCGAGGACCAGTGTCGGTGCGGGAAGAAGTTGCTGGTGTTGGGGCGGGCGCCGATGACGTGGACGAAGAGCCAGGCCGCGAGACGCTCGGCGGAGGCCAGAGTGACGTCCCCGACCTTCCACTGCGGAGCGAGGGTCTCGTCGCACATCTCGATGCTGATGGTGGACTCGTTGCCGGCGCCGTTGCCGACAGCCCAGGCGTACTCGTCGACCTTGACGTACTGAGCGACAGCGCCGGAGGCGTCGACGTCGAAGTGGGCGGAAGCCGGACGGGTCTTCCAGACCTCGAGCAGACCGCCGAGGGAGTTCCGGCCGCCGTTGTGGTGCAGGGTGACCGAGGTCTTCTTGAACGACTGGTGCGTGACGTGGCCGGTGGCGCTCAGCTCGTCGATGTAGTCCGCGACGTTGTGGTCGTAGGCGATGGTGTTACCCATTGGGTGATCGTCCTTTCGTTACCAGAGTTTTGTGTCGCCAGGTTGACGGTCGACGAGCGGCCGGGGAAGTAGTCTCTCGTCGCCGTAGTGAATGGCGTTGTGGGTTTGGTGGCAAGTGACGATCAGGTTCTCAGGATCGAGAAGGCTGTCGTCCGCGTTCTGGATCTCGCCGACAGTCAGCGGGTTGAGGTGATGGATGTAGAGGCGCGAGTGGATGTCGTAGCCTTCAACACCAAGATCACAACCGTTGTCTCGTACGATGATGTGGTCGCGGACTTGGCGCCACTCTCTCGACGTGTAGAACTGCTGGTTCAGGTAGCGGTCGAACCCGAAGGTTGATCTGCCGACCTGTCCGCCGAGCTCGAGGTACTTGAAGCGATCCTCGAGCGTATCCAGCCGGCGAAGCTCGGAATACGACCTAGTCCTCATAGTCGTCTCCTCGGTCCAGAGGCTCCTGACCCGAGTAGGCACGCATGGCGTTGAGAGCGAGCTTGTAGAGCTTCTCAGTGTCCTTCTGTGAAGCCATGGCGTCGGCCTTGACTTGAAGGAGGTGGTTCTCATGCGCCAAGCGCTCTTGTTCGAGCTTCTCCCTCGATGAACCGAGCTTCAGAAAATGGCTGATGACCTGCGCGGAGGCTGTGCCATCACGCATCTGTTTCTCAGCGAGGTCTGCAGCCAGTGCAACGAGCTGATTCTCGCGTCCCTCAGGAGTTGTTGCCGGCCGGCGTTTACTTGTCTGAGGATCAGGGGTAGATCCCTTGCGGACTGGCATACTTACAACTCCTTTCAGGTATGTTCTTTGGTACTTGTGGTGGGGTAGGGCGAGGGAAGGGGAGGATTGGGCTTCTTTTCCCGGCTTTTCATGATCGAATTTTCAAAAACTTTGTGCCAAAAGTCCCACCGGGGCCATTTTTGGT